GATAATATCCTTGCGTGGTATTATTCAGGTTTCTTCCCATATTCTTCTCCCTCATGGCAAGTCGTATATTTTCTTGGGTTTGTTTTATAAGCGATATAACATAACCGCTTAATACTTCCCCTTGAAAATTTTGTTGTTGTAATTCTTTATTCATCTAAAATATTATAGCTCCAAGAATAAAACTAGCAATAGCAATTACTATTTCTGTTCTATATAGTAAGCTCCAAGATAATAGATCCTGCTGCCATTTTTTATTATTGATTGTTATTTGCTTACCAAATAAATTAATAATCATACTGCCTCTCCCTTATCCCAATCAAACATTAATTTATCTCCATTAACATAGACACCAGCTTTTTTAAGTGTTTTGAACTCACTTGGATTAACTTTTTCCGAATTATAAAAACTTACTAATTTATCTCCTAGCCAATAAGTTCCTTTCCAATTTTCAAAATCTTCAGGTGTTATTTTATATAAAAAGAATTGAGATAAAATTTTATAGTCATCTTTTTCATCTTCATATCCCATATCTTTTAAGTTTTTATCTGAGTAAATATATCTATGATAGTTTTCATTGTCTCCATATCTCTCAAAAAATTCACACAACCAATATTTTTGTTTTTTCTTTTTCATTATTCCCCCTTTTTTAGTTTGTAATATTTAATTAATTGCTTGTATTCTTTCTCTTTTTTTAAATTATCCCATGATCCATTGTAATCTTGTAATAATCTAATCAAACAATTTTTAAATTCTTGTTCTTGTTTTGTGCATTTCATATTACACCCCTTTTTTGAGTTTATTATATGTTCCATAACCGCCAATTAAATTATTCATTTTCATTGGTGTTATATGGTTTGGTATTGGTTTTCTATATTTTAACCAATCAAGCCAATGTTGTTTATATTTATAATGTTTTATAATGTTGATTTTATACATTATGCGACCTCTTTTTTATAAAGTCTATCATCATGGCTATATTCATAAGCCAATTCTTGTATATTATGGTCAAGATATATTGATTGACCAGTACAAGTACGACCCCACCAAGTTTCCAAATCAGTCTCTAAAATTGGCTCATTTTGGTTTTTCATTTGATTAATAAACCAATTAGAGCAAAGCCAATGTTCAAAAACTTCTTGTTGATCTTCGCCATTGTCCCTTATCTCTTGTATTTCTTCTTCTGTTTTTACATCATATTCAGATTTTATAGTTTCATCTGATTTATAGAAGTTAATATAATTTTCTATTGATATAACTTCTTTATTCATTAACTCACTTACAAGATTAGATTGACAAGCTAGTATATGCTTATCAATAAAATTTCTTGTTATATCTTGCATTGTTCCGCTTTCAATATCATTAAAAGCTATTTTGTTTTTTGTCATTGTTTTCCCTTTCATTTATTTTATACATTATGCGACCTCTTCATCTTCTTTAAAATACTCTTCATCCATCATATAAAACATATCTGGATCAATCTTAAAGAATTTATAATCGGTCATCCCACCTCTAGCATCTGCACCATTATGAATACATAAAGCAATTATATTATTTTGATATAAATCACCACTTGAGATCCATTGTATATCTTGAGATAAACAATTATCAAAATTATATGTATAAGTACATTTTGCCTCTTCATCTGGATATATAAACTCATTCATGAAGTCTTCTACATCTGCGATAATGTGCGATCTTCCATTTTTATTATCAATCCAATGATATTTATCTTCATTAATCCAATCATTAAATTGCTTTGTTATATCTGGAAGATATGTACAGCTTTCATTTAAATGATGAAATAAAGACTTCGTAATATATCCATCTTCTTTTGAAATATATTCTTCATTCTCAAAATCTTTCAAAGTCTTCTTTTGATTACGCTGCCAGTGTCTTCCATCTTCACCGCCACTATCTAAAAAATGAGTGCCAGTGCTTTCAATCATCATATTGTATATGACTTGTTTAGTTTCTTGGTTCATGTTTTCCCTTCCATTTGTTTTGTGCTTAATTTGTTCTTACGTTCCGTAAGTGATGTTTTCATATCTAACAAATTAAACACAATAACCTTTTAGTATAGTTTTATTTTGTTGTCAATCCAAAAAGTATATTTTTTTTGTGTGTGATATTTATGCAACATTAAACAAGGTTTAATATTGATTGTGTCATATTTGCAACATGTTGTAATTATGCAACAGTATCTAGTTTAGAATAATTCTAAAGTAATTTAATTAAAAAAATACTTGCATATATATAAAATGGATATATAAAGAGATTAAACAAATAAACAAATAGGTAAAACAAATTTAAATTAAAGGAGAGAATATGAAAAAAGAACCATTATCAAAAAAAGATATTAGAAGAATAAAAAGATTTAGAAAAAAATATCCTGATTATCTAGCTTATGTAGATATGGATTTACCACAAAAGAAAGAGAGGTCATAGTGTGCTTAATTAAAAAACATAAAAAATATCAATATAAATATTTATTAGAAAAAATATCATTAAGAGAAAATCTACTTGTTTATCAAGATAATTACGATGGTGTTAATGATGATTTTTACAATCAAGAATCTAAAAGAATATTTTGTTTATATTCTTGGTTAGAAAAAATTAACAAAAAATATAAATTTTAGAAACTATATTTCATTTACTCAATAATAATAAACAATTAAACCCCTGATAATTAATTTTGTTGGGGGTTTTTTTATATGAGATCTTAAAACACAGGAACAAGAAATATAATTAATGTTGCTATCCTATTATAGAACGCCACGCCTGGCGTTAGCGTTATAACTTCGGTCAACAATACTGACCTATTTATTTCCGATAATTAATAGTTATAGGAATTTATATTGATAATCTTTAGTTATCGTTAGTAATATTGTGCAGCTTAACCTACATTTTTGATATTGCTTAACCCCTTATACCCCCAGATTGCACCGCAGTTTATTATATATATATACATGGGACTGTAGGACACCCTTATACACACACACATTCGCTTATTGCCAGACCACTAATAATAAACTAGATATAGTATATGAAACCTTTTGACCTAGAAGATATAGAATCAGTTGCTTATGTTGATAAAGATCATAATGATGTCATAATTAAGTTTGTTGGTTTTCCTAATGAATTAGCTTCGCAGCTATTTATTACCTATGCTATGCTTTGCATTGGCTTTGACTTTGAAGCTGTAGATAGTATGCCTAGCAAAAAGATACACTAGATATGGACATTAAAATACCCTACACACCTAGAAAGCATCAAGCATATCTACATAAGAAAATATCAGAGAACAGATGGAATGTATTAGTTTGTCATAGAAGGTTTGGCAAAACAGTATGTATGATCAATCATCTGATTAGGTCAGCACTATTGTCTAAAAACAAGAACCCTAGGTATGCCTATATAGCACCCACCTTCAAACAAGCGAAAAGTATTGCTTGGGATTACATGAAACAATTTACAGCAAAGATACCTTATACAAAATTTAACGAAACAGAGTTGCGTGTAGATTTGCCGAATGGCAGCAGAATAACATTACTAGGTTCAGAGAACTCAGATGGCTTGAGAGGTATATACCTTGATGGTTGTGTGATTGATGAATATGCAAATGTAAACGAAAGATTGTTTCCAGAAATAATTAGACCTGCACTATCAGATAGAAAAGGTTATTGTGTATTTATTGGTACACCACAAGGTATGAATAATAACTTCTATGAACTATACCAACACGCACAAGGAGCTGATGATTGGTTCAACTACAAGGCAAAAGCTAGTCAAACAAAAATTGTAGATGATGAAGAATTACAAAAGGCAAAAGAGGTTATGGGTGAAAAGAAATACTTGCAAGAGTTTGAATGTGATTGGATTGCTAACATAGAAGGTTCAGTATATTCAGATGTCTTGGCAAAGATGGAAGATCAAAAGCAACTAACAAGAGTGCCATACGACCCAAGTCTACCAGTATCAACATCATGGGATCTAGGTGTATCAGATCATTCTGCAATAATATTTTATCAGCAGCTAAGCAAGAGTATTAATATAATTGATTATCATGAAGAACGAGGTCAAGGATTACCACACTATGTGCAGATTATTAAAAATAAAGATTATGTTTACAAAGATCATTTTGCACCACACGACATAGAAGTTACAGATTTTAGTAATGGCAAAACCAGGAGAGAGGTTGCCTATCAATTAGGAGTTAGGTTTAAGGTCGTACCAAAAATACCATTAGAAGATGGTATACACGCAACCACAATGACTTTGCCTAGATGTTGGATTGATACAGACCATTGCAAAAAGCTAAT